ATCGTCGGCAAGGATGGCGGGAAATATACGGCATCTGCGGTCTTGGATGCGTTGAAAGACGCAGATGGTCACTGGGCTTTGCGACAAGCATGCCGCGAAATAATCGAGGAGTCATCGAAATGACCACCGACACCACCACCCTCGCCGCCCGCCTCGCGCGGGCAGATGTAGGCGAGGATTTCTGGGCGCGGGTGACCCCGCATTTTCAGCGACACGCCATCGAGCGCTGGAAGGACACGCTGGAGACCGTGCGGCGCGCGGGGCTGGCGGTCGTGGAAGCGGAGGACGGGCGATGAAGACGACCCTCAACCAGATCCGCGCGCACGGCCCCTGCCACGACGGCTGGGAGAAGCTGCTGCGTGGCCTGGGCAAGACCCAGGCTGACGATGATCCGCTGTGGATCGACCAGATCCTCGACCACAACGGACTGAACGACGCGCTGTGGTGTCTGCGCTCCGTTGAGGGCTGCGACCGCGAGATTCTGATGTTCGCCCTTTGGTGCGCGCGGCGAGTCCAGCGCAACGAGGCGAGCGACGAGGAGTTGGCGTCGATGGCGTCGGCGTGGGAGGCGGCGGAGGCGGCGGCGTGGGAGGCGGCGGCGGCGGCGGCGGGAGCAGACCGCGACGCCGAGCGCGCAGCGCAGTCCGAGGAACTGCGGCGGATATGCCGCGAGATGAGGGAGGATGGATGATGAGCGACCCGACATACGGCCAGTCGCTTGTCCAGCCTGACGATGTCATCGCGCGCATCGACAGCCTGATTCCGGCTGACGAGGTCTATTCGCATCCGCTGGTCTGGCGCGCGAGGAACATCGATCTCGCGCTCCTGATCGACGCCAGGAATGAGATCAAGCGTTTGCGCGCCGGTGGCTGCGCCCGAAACCAGGGGCTGACGCAGCATTGCGCCGAGGCAGCGGCGGCGCACGCCGAGATCGAGCGCCTCCGCGCCCGCGTCGAGGTGCTGGAGCTGATCCGAAGATACATGGGTCAGGGGGTCAGTTGGGATCGGGCTGAGGAAAAGGCTATCGACGAAATCGAAGAGCGTAAAGCCCGCGCCGCACTGGAGGCCAAGCTATGAGTGACGACATCGAGGACATCGTGGCGATGGCTCGTGCTGCCTATCGCGACGACCGTCTGGCTGACGGCGCGTTGTACGGCAAGCTCGCTGACGAGATCGAGCGGTTGCGCGCCCGCGTAGCGGATCTGGAGCGAGAGGTTGATCGGATGCGCCCTCGCTCTAAGCTGGCAGAGCGCGACCGCCGCGAGCGCATCGCGACGGCGTGTCTGGTCGAATTGGTTGCATGGCGCGGCGTGGCTGGAGACGCGGACGATTTGTCCGATGCCGCCATCAAATTTGCGGACGCTCTCATCGCGCGGTTGGACAAGGAGGCCAAGCCATGACCAACCGCCCCGCCCCGCTGCCGACTCGAGATCTGTTCTCTTTGCGCGGCCCAGCCGTGATCTCGTTTTCTGGCGGGCGAACATCTGCCTACATGCTCTGGCGTATCGTCCAAGCGCATGGCGGCGAGCTTCCAAACGATGTCTTGGTGATCTTTGCCAACACCGGAAAGGAGATGCCGCAGACGCTCGATTTCGTGCGCGATTGCGGCGAGCGATGGGGCGTGCCGATCATGTGGGTCGAGTACGCCGACCACGACGAGGTCGCGCAGCGATGGCGCATCACCAACTACGCCGACGCCAGCCGCGCAGGCGAGCCGTTTGCGGCGCTGATCCGGCGCAAGAAGATGCTGCCAAACGTGATTGCGCGCTTCTGCACCGCAGACCTCAAGATCCGCTCCATGCACCGCATGTTGAAAGCGACGCTGGGCTGGAACGAATGGACCGAGGCTGTCGGCCTGCGCGCGGACGAAATGCACCGCGTTTCGCGCATTAGAGCGTCCAACGAAGGAAAGCGGGACGTTGTCTGCCCGCTCGCGACCGCAGGGATTACGAAGCGCGACGTTGCGGCGTTCTGGGAACGTCAGAACTTCAATTTGCAACTGCCCAACATTAACGGCCGCACGCCGCACGGAAACTGCGACCTGTGCTTTCTAAAACCGCTCGCCACGGTGCGCGCCATCATGCGCGACCTGCCCGGTTCGGCAGATTGGTGGGTTGAGCAGGAGCGCCACACGGGCGCGCGGTGGCGGAAGGATTGGCCTCCATACGCACAGGTCGCGCAAAACGTTGAGGCCAGCGCCGACCTGTTCGCAGAGGACGGGCGTGCAACAGATTGTTTCTGCAATGGAGACACATGATGACCCACCGCCCCGCCCCGCTCGTCATCTAATGATCACGATTGTCCCGATGTCGTTGGCAGAGGCGCAGAGTTTAGTCGCTGCCTTCCATCGACACAACAAACCGCCGGTCGGCCACAAGTTTTCTGTCGGAGCGTCGGACGGCGAAAGGCTCGTCGGCGTGGCTATTGTTGGTCGTCCGGTTGCGCGGATGATGCAGGACGGGCTAACGCTAGAGGTGCTGCGCGTGTGTGTAATCGACGGAGCGCCGAAAGGGTCGTGTTCTGCCCTTTACCAGACGTGTTGGCGAGCGGCAAAGGCGCTGGGATATCGCAAACTCATCACATACACGCTTCAGTCGGAAAGCGGCGCAAGTCTGCGCGGTGCTGGATGGAAGGTGATCGCGGAACTTCCGGCGAACAGGGCGGATCAATGGCAGAACCGGCCAGGGCGCGAATGGCAAGCGACCGTAGGACAAGCGAAAATCAGATGGGAGGCAGCATCGTGACCCACCGCCCCGCCCCGCTCGTCATCCGCTGGTGGCTGCGCGCCACCGGCTACGCGGCGATCACGATGCCCTGGCGCGTCGCGTACTACGCGACGTGGCCACCGGACCACGGGCTCGTCGCGCATGAGGAGGTCCACCTGGAGCAGGTCGAGCGATACGGGCCGTGGGGCTTCGCGGCGCGGTATCTCTGGTGGCTGGCGCGCTACGGATACTGGCGGCATCCGATGGAGATCGAGGCGCGACAGAAGTCGGGATATAGCTAGGCCGGATAGGTCGCCCACGGCAGCTGGAAATGCGGCCCGTCGAAGAAGCTGCGCCAGTCCCCGCCCCACTCAATCTGCACGCCCTCGACCGCCGCCGCCGCCTTCATCTCGGCGGCGAGCGTGCGGTAGGCCGGCGCATCCCACCGCGCCTTTCCGTCGTCGTCCAGCACCGCGAGATCGACCGCGTGGCCGGTGAGGTGCCGCGAGCGCATGGTCTGCGAACGGCCTTCGCGCGCTAGCTGCGCCTGGCGTTCCATCGTTCGAATGCCCTCGGTGACGAGGAAGCGCACCTTGCCGAGCGACGCGCGCTCGACCACGCGCACGAGGTCAGGGTGAACGCCCTCTAGGCGCTTCCGGTCGCGCGGCGTCAGGCTCATTTCTTCAACGCCGCGACGATCTGCGGGGCCACTTTCTCAACGCTGCGCCCGACGACGTAGCCGCCGAGACCGATCTTCACGATCTCCCAGAGCATCAGCACTTCGGCCTCGCTGATGTTCGGCGCGCTGTAGCCAAGCCACCGCGCCACGATCAGACCGCCGAACGTCAGCATCAAGATCGGCCTCCAGCACGCGGCGAGGAAATGCTCGCTCTTCGCTTCAGCCAGCACAATCTCGCCCGCCGCGCGTTCAAGCTCGGCGCTGGACGCGAGCAGCTGCTTCGCGATCTCGGCCTCTGCCTGAGCGCGGGCGGATGCGTCGGGAATGAGATTGCCGAGGGCTTTGCCGAGGATTGGCACAAGCGCGGGAAGGAGGGCTGCGATCATGAAGCGGTCCTTTCAGAGAGGCCGGCGCGCGCAACAGCGGCGGCGATACGAGCGCGCGCGATCTCGACATACTCGGCCTCGCGCTCAATGCCGATGAAACGGAAGCCCTCCAGAGCCGCCGCCTTGCCGGTCGAGCCGCTGCCCGCGAACGGGTCGAGGACGGTGCCGCCGGGTGGGGTGACGAGGCGGCACAACCGCTGCAAAAGCGGCACGGGCTTTTCGGCTGGGTGTTTTGTTTCCCGCATTGAGCCGGCCTGCCATTTCTGATTTTCGATATCTGGTGCTGCCCTGTCGTCTATGCGGGCTTCCGGCATGGCAGAAAACATCACGATTTCATATCTGCCGCGCAATTGCTGCGGACCCGCAAGGCCTATCCACTGTTTATCCCATACAAGGCACGATGTGCTCGGCATATCGCACAGAGAAAGCGCGCGGATAAGCGTGGGGATGGATCGCCAATTTCCAAAACATAGAAGATGACCAGTCGGCTTTAGCGTGCGCTTGCATTCTTTCATCCATGCCGAAAACCAATAAGCCGAGTTCTCCATGTCGGCCCATGTGCCGGCTTTTGCCCGTGCGTTCCCAACGGAAATAGCACCGACCATATACGGCGGGTCGGTCACAACCGCATCAACGCTCGCGTCCGGTATGTCGCGCATGATGGCGAGGCAGTCGCCGTGTCGCAGATCAATCGTCACCGTGCACCTTCTCGATTAGGAACGCATGTCGATGATGATGCGTCGCACGTTGCGCGGCGACGCGCCATCCATCAGGTATCGGTTCGCCGACGCGAAGCCACGCGACGACGGCGACCGCTGGAACGGTAAGCGAGCGGGTCGATGCAGAAGCCGAGCGGCCCGCGCTTTGGCTCGTAGGGTCGTCCCGGCGGGTCTGCGGATCGTAGCTCATGGATGGAGCCCTGCATCATTTCGCCCGTGTGCGCGGCGGCTTCTTGCCAGTCGGGGTCGTCGTATCCGGCTTTGCGTCGTCGTGGCATGCTGCCGCCTCCCACCGCGCGCGCTTCCATTCCATGATCTCGACAGCTTCGGCTAGATCGGCGTAGCAATGCAGCGCCGCCGGTCCCTCGCGTGTCGGATCGACCACAATGCCAATCGTCGCGCCGTGCTTCTGCGAGCCGAACTGATGCTGGTCGGCGTAGCTGTCGAGGAACTTGTAGCCGCGCGCCCGCGCGAGCCAGAACGGACGCGACGACTTGTTCGCGTCTTCGCCGTTGAATAGTTCCCAATGGTGCTGATGGCCCGCGACGTAGACGTCAGCATCTCCGCCGCTGAACTTGGCCGCGCGCATCGGCCCGTGCAACGGATTGTAGAGCGACGTCCCCTTGAAATCGTGCGCCGCCCAAATGCGGACGGCGTGGCCCGCTGGCGTCGCGACCTCGAACTGCGCGGACCAGTCCTCAAGCATGGCTCCACCGCGCGACATCCAGTCGAGCGGGTCGCCCGTGCCGTGCGAGCTTGACCACAGGTCATGGTTGCCCTTCACGATCACCAGCCACGGCACCGTCGAGAAGAACCACTGCGCGAGCTTCCAGCCCTGTGTGCGCGTCACCTCTTGCTCGGCGTAGAGGCGCTGTAAGCGACCCGCCCAGTTGTTGACGACATCGCCCAGGCACACGCCGTGGACATGCGCGCGGCGCATCAGCTTGTGGTGCTGGCGCAGCAGCGCCCAGTTGGTGCCGGGATCATCGAGGTGAGGATCCCCTACCACCGCGAGGCAATACGGACCGTCGTCGTGCAGCGTGAAACGTGCCCAGGTCTTCGCGGCCTTGTGCTCGGCTCGGCGCTGGTAGTTCCGCTCCAGCTTCTCAATCAGCTCTTCGACCGGGACGTCTGCGTCTGGGATCGACGGCGGATCAAAGCGCGGCTTCGGCGGCGCATCGTTGGCGATTCGGGCGTCGGGAGACAGAGACCAGTCGATCTGCCGACCTGCTACGGCCTCAATCTTTTCCACCGACGCCCTGTCCACGCTCTGCCTGAGCCCTAGCCGGTCCCACGCAACACGCGCGGCGGACCGAGTCCCTGGCCGAGACATCACGCCCATCGGGGTTCCGCCCTCGCGCAGCGCCTGTTCGATGGCGTCGATGCGGCGGTGAGCCTCGGCCCGGGAGATTGGCGGTGTTGGCATCAGCGCAGCGGCAGGAAGGGCAGCAGCTTGACCAGGAGCGCCGTCACTGCGCCGGATGCCGCGCCGACCGCCACCAGCACCCGCCAGCCGCCGCCCGCTGCGTCGAGCGCGCTTCGCACGGCCTTGAGGTCCGCCGCCATCGCCTCGACAGATTTGGTGAGCGCGGCGACCTCGGCCTCGAGGCGTCCGAAATCGCGCGGGTCGATGTGATCGCTCATGCTGCGATCTCGGTGATGGTGATCGAGGAGGACATGACGCCGCCGAACAATCTCGCACCGTTGTCGCCGTTGAACGTGAAGGTGCTGCCAGCGTTGCTTTGCCCGCCGCGCACCTTGAACGTCGTCGCGCTGGTCGTGCCGGCGGTCATGTAGTGCGAGAACGAGATTTCGATCATCGCGTTGGCGCGGTTGATGATGTCATGCCCACCCGCCGCCAGCGCATTCGCGGTGCTGTCCTGGAACAGCGCGACCACCATGTCCCCAAAGGACGAGGCACAGAACACGGTGACGTCGATGCGAAGCTTGTTGGACGAATTCGACGGCGTGATCGCGGCCGTCATCAATTCTGCGCCCTCGGTGTTTTGCGGGATGGTGTCGTCATATGGCATCGCCGTCGTGTTCGTGGCGACTGCCGATGACGTCGTGTTGACGACCTGGAGAACTTTGCCCGTCGTCACGCTCGCACGCTTCAGCTTATTGCTGTCGCTCGCGTCAAGGATGAGGATCTGGTCGCTGGTCGAGTAGGTCGCCGACGCCGGGCTGATGCTCGCGAGCTTCGCGGGCGTCAGCGCGCGCGTGTCGTCGGTGCCGTTGTTCGCTTCGGTCTGCGTCGCGATCTCGATACGACCGGCGGCGCTTTCGGTGGCATCCTCGACGCCGAGGTTGGTTCGCGCCGCTGCGGCGGTCGCCGCGCCGGTGCCGCCGTTCGCGACCGAGAGCGGGATCGCGGCGGGACCGCTGGTGATCGTGGAGAGGTTGAGGTGGGTCAACAGATCGTTGAACTTGTCCACCAGGTCCGCGAGGTCAGGACGCGCGAGCTTCGGATCGTCCGTCGCGCTGTCGAGGTTCGCTTTTGAGGCGTTCGTCGGTAGCGTCATGCCTGTGGCCCTCGCAGCTCTACATCGATTGTAGCATTGCTCAATGTACCAGAGGAATTATACACTTTAAATTCAGCCGCTGGCTCGCTGTTTACTGTCTGCGTTTTGGAGATCAACTCCCACGACCAGCCCGCACCGACGTTCTGGAGCGCGAGAATGCGGGCGGTCGAGATCGCCGCCAGCTGGCCGCGCGCTCCGATTTTGAAGTGGCCCGCCGCGACAGACGAGAACCACGACGCCGTCTCAGTCGCCGTGTTCACATCTTCATAGGTATCGGTGTAGCTGCTGGACGAGATGATGGTCGTCAGGCCAGACAGGACCGGCGTCGTGTCAGACACCGAGGCGCGGATCTGGACGTAGCGCTTGCCTTCGACGAGCGCCAGCGCGACCCAGGAGCCGGTGACGGTGCCATCGGCGGTCGTGCCAGTTTTCATTTCCAGCGTGACGGTGCCATTGGCGATAGCGGTGACGAGCGGTGTGAAATTGACATCCGCCCCGAGATCGAGGACCGGCGTCTCGTATCGGATCGGGCTGTTGTTGTTGAGAATATTGTCCCATGTCGAGGCGAGGCTCGACCAGGCGCTCGGGAGGTTCGACCAGTTCTGGCTGCTGGTCGCGTGCAGCGCATTGTCGGTGTCAAGGAAGCAGCTGGTCTTTGTCCCCGGCCATGTCAGCGACTGCTCGATCCGCTGTAGCAGGACATCGCGCAGCGGCGGATCGCCGAGCACGGCGGACGAGATGAAGCGCGCGTCGGTGCTTTCGTTCCCGCTGCTGTCCACGGTCTTGATCGCGAACCAGTACGTCCCCGAGGCCAAGTCCGCCGTCTCGTAGGGCGACGAGATGAGAAGCCCTTCATGCAGCGCCGTCATCGAGGACCAGTCGGTCGTCGATGAGGTCTTGTAGCGGATGCGGTAGCCGCCGCCGGATCGCACATCCGCCGGGAGGCTCGCGAGACTCCATGTGAAGCGCCGCGTTCCATCCGCGATGCGCGCGACCTGGAACGTGTCGGGACGCGGCGGTGGCGCGCTCTTGCCCTCGACAACGTGGCCCGTAACGGTCACCCAGCCCGAAACCACGCCGAGGCCCGAGATCGATCGGACGCGCACATCGTAGGCCGTGCCGTCCTCGACCGGCGCGACGTAGCCGACCGAGACGGAAGCCGAGGACAACACGCTGTCCCAGTCGGTCTCGGCGGATTTCTTCCAGGCCAATTCGTAGTTCGCGACGCGCGCGTCGGACGGCGCGGTCCATGTCGCCTTGATCCGCGAGATGACTGAGCCTTCGGCCAGCTGAAGGATCTCGGCGTCACCGCTCGCGAGGACGAGCGACGTCGGCGCGGACACGCTGAACGGATTGGGAAGATCGGTGTCCGGCGCGGGATCGACCTCTTCCTCGTCGGTGCCCGCCGTCCAGTCGTAGATGGTCGAGGCGGTCTCGCGCAGATCGAGATCGACGCCGAGACTGCCGTCGCCATCGGTCACGAAGCGCAAGCCGGTGACCTCAAATGGCTTCGCCGTCCATCCCATGCGCGTGTTCGTCAGGCCGACGACGTCGCCAGGAACGAGCCGATACGCCGTGAGCTTAGCCGCCAGCTGCACCGAGATCTGCTGCCGCGCCTTTCGCAATTCGATGCGCGCGATACGCTGCGCGGTCGCCGCCGAGGTGGTGAAGGGGAGATCGATGTCGCGCCAGAGCTTCTCGCCGCCGTCGTCGGAGACGTAGGTAGAGCTCGTCACCGGCGGGAAATCGCTCGCTTGCCACTTGTTGTCGGGGCTCACGAACGTGCCTTTGACCCCGTTCGCCAAGTCGCGGCGGCTCAAGCGCGACGACACGCGGATTGGCCCGCGCAGATCGGCCTCGGTCAGCGTGATGGTCGGTGCGGTATATGCGCCCGCGAAGATCGACCACGTCCCGCCGACCAGCGACGCGCGGCCCGCCATCGCGCCTGTCATCGATGCGATGATGTCGCGCGGGCGCTGCGAGGTGTCGAACGTACCGTTCATCGTGTAGCGGTCTTCGGTGCCGCCCGCCGCGAGCGTGACGTTCTCGTCGCAGATATTCGCGGCGGCGATCAGGTCGGCTTCATCGATGCGCGTGGCGTAGTCCACGCCGAGACCGCGTATCGGGTCGGTCAGGTAATCGGCCAGGCAAAGCGCCGCATTCGCGCTCCATGCGGTCGTCGATGTGCGCGGGTCGTAGACCTTCTTCCCCTTCAGCACCGCCGTGATATTCGGGATGCCGCTCGCGAATAGGTCGGAATTGTGCGTCAAGCGGACGTAGATGCACGCGCGGCCACGCTGCCGGTGGTCAGCGGTCCATTTGTCGCTTGCCTCGGTGATCAGGTCCGCGAAGGCTGTTTGCCCATCGGTGCCGAGCTTCTTCTGCACTCGGACATACCCGGCATACTTGCCGGTCGCTTCGCCCGCGCCGTCCAGCGGCACGATCTCGTCGTCGAAGTAGATGTCGCCGATCTCCTCGCACTCATGACCGGCGAGCGTGATGATGAGGTGCAGCTTGGAATTGCTGTCGGTGGTGTGCAGGAAGGTGATCGCGCCGCCGGTCCGCACCTGACCATAGACCACGCGCCACGGCGTGATCGGCTCGCGCACGGTCTGCGTGCGTTGAGCGCCGGCGAAGGGGTCGGAGAGCTTTGGCTGCTTGGGGCGGAAGATCGATCCGGCGATGGCCGATAGCGTGATCGAAGCAACGAGGCCAACCGCTGCCGTCACCAGCGCTGCGCCGACAGAAGCGCCGCCGACCAGAGCGACGATAGGGGCTATGATAAAGCCCATCAGACGCCCCAGGCAGCGACGATACAGCGCGACGGCATCATCAGTAGCCCCGACTGCGAAAGGCACGCCACGCGCGCGCCCGCCACGATCCCGGTGGCCTCGGTCTCGCCGTAGTCGGTGGTGACCAGCACGACGTCGCCGCGCTTTGCCATCAGCGTGTTGTTCATGGCCGGACCTAGCGCCTTGCTCCACACCGCACGCAGCCCGCCGCCGGACAGCGCCAGCATCGTGGCGCGCGCGCCCTCCTCGTCGGTGTACTGGCCGCGATAGAGCGCCACCGGGTCGGTGTCGGTCATCGCCAGCACGCAGTCGCCAGCGAAGAGGCCGCAATCATGCACGCCCCACTCGAACGGCTTGTCGCGCGCATCCTCGAGCGCGGCGGCGAGCCTCGACGGCCAATCTTCGCGGCGTGCTATCATCAGCGGCCCCATGTGATTTGCGCGTCCTGCAATGCCGCAACATACGCGAAACCGAGGTCGCCGGGGTAATCGATTGCCTGGTCCTCGGGCGTGTAGCGGCGTTCGCGGGCGCGCTCCAGGTCGATCAGTTCGCTCTCGTAGCTGATGGCGATTGTGGCGGTGTCTTCGCCATCCTCGATGGCTGGGACATCGAGGCGGCCCTCGAACTGTAGCACCGGGTCCGCCACGACCGAGCCGCCGGAGAAGAAGGCCAGATAGACGCGGCCCGTCTTGCCGGATCGCGCGTCACCAAGCGCAGCGGCGAGCAGATCAGATGGAACGCCTGAGAGCGTCACCGTCAGGCCCGAGGCGCGGATCTCGTTCGTCTCATCGATGGCCGAGATGCCGAGCAGCGTGCCGACACCGTTCCATGTCTTGCTGTCCCACGACAGGTTTCCGATGCCGGACCACAGCCGGACCCAGCCGCTCGCGAACTCGCCCTCGAACAAAATGCCGACCTCGACAGACGCGGCCTGTAGCTGCGTAATGACGCTGGCGGTGAGGTCGCGCGCCATCAGATCGCCTCGACCGCGCCGAAGGCGAGCGTGTAGCGCAGCCCCGATCCCTGTAGCGCCCAGCCCTGCGTGTTACTCGCGAGCCGAAACAACCCCTTCGCGGCGCTCGTCGTCACGACGGCGTTATCCGCCGGGCTCTCGCGCAGACGCGGCCAGATATCGAGCGTGATCTCGCCGCTGCTCTCGGTGGCGTCCACCAGCACCTTGTAGAGCCGATCACCGATCTGGAGGTAGTCGCCCGCCTTGACCGTCGCGCCCGCCGAGAACCCATCGACCAGCAGCGTCTCGCCGGTCTGGCCCGCGCCCTTGACCAGAGGCGTTCCGGCCCATGTGCCGCGCGGCGTCGCGCCACCGGGATCTGCCAGGCGGAACGTGCCCCAGGCCCCGCGCAGCGAGGCTAGCGCGGCGATCCATTCCTCGGCGGCGGGACGCTCCATCTCGGCGACGGTGATGTCGGCTTCCCAGCGCGCGCCTTGGTGACGGACCAGCTGCTGCTGGAGGGTGAACGGCGAGGTCGAGACGCCGACCACGTTGCCCATTCTGAACTCGACGCGCGCGTAGCCGCCGGATGTCGGGAGGGTGATGGGGTAGGAGATCGTCATGGCTCAGGTTCCCATCGCGGCGGCGAACGATCCGCCGCGCATCCTGGCGTCCGCCACCGCATCGACGGTCTGGCGCTTGATCGCCGGCATAAGCGCAGCGATCTCGGCGCGCACGGTCTGCGCGACGCCGACGCTGATCTGGATTGTCTGGTTCACGACGGTGGAGCCTGTCTGGCCGTTCGGGATGATGCGGCCCGACTGACCGGGCATGAACAGTTCAGGCCCCTGCTCGCCGACCAGATAGGCGCTGCCCGCCTCGACCGGACCGCCGAGAGCGCGAGGCCCGCCGAACGGTATTGAGGCTGAGCCCCCGGGGCCGCGAATGTCGCCGAGGCTGGATCCGCCGAACAGCCCGCCGAAGGCGCTAGAGAGCCCGCCCATGACAAGACCGGCGAGCGGCGTCGTGACCGTCTGGCGCAGGATGATGCGCGCAATGTCCTGCGCGATCCCCGCCAGCACGCCGCGCAGCTTCTCACCGCGCAGGATCGCGTCCTCGAAAGCGGACTGGAACGACAGGCCGAGATCGCGTGCGAGGTTCTCGTTCTCGCGCGACTGCTTCTCGATGCCGGTCAGGTATTCGGTCTGCTTCTCGGTGGCCTTGCGGAACGCCTCGTCCGACATCGCGACCAGTTCGTTGTAGCGTTCTTGGCTGATGATGGCGGCGTCGAGCGCCTGAGCCAGCAGCGCCTGTTGGTCGGCCCAGCGGCGGGTCGCGGCGGTCAGCGGGTCGAGGGTGTTTTCGAGGGACATGACATCGGAGAGGAAGCGCTGGCGCGCGCGCTCGGCCTCTTCCTGCGCGCGAGCGGCGTCGCGGATAGCCTCGGCCTCGCGCTTCTTCTGCTCCTCGAACTCCTCGCCGCGCCGCTTCAGGTTCGCGGCGGTCATGTCTGCTTGTTCTTGCTCGATGACGAGCCGGTCATATTCGCGGATGAGCTTGTCGATCGCGTCGATCTGCGACTGAATGCCCGCGACGTTCGCCGCCGCCTGGGCCTCGACAACGCCTTGAAACTCGCCCGATGCCCTGGCGCCGCCGCCTGTCGGCATCATGCCGGTCAGGCGATTGCGCTCGGCCATCAGGCTTTCAAGTCGCACATTCGCGCGAATGCCCGTCTGCCCCGCGCCGCGTTTCGCGCTTTCCTCGTTCATGCGCTTAATCTCTTCCGTCAAGGACGAGATCTCGTCTGTAGCCGTCTTCGCATTCTCAGCCATCTTGTCGAACATCATGTAGATGCCGCCACCGATGGCGAGCGCGGCACCAGCGATTGCGCCGAACGCCCCGAAGATCCCGAGGAACTGTGAACCCTGCTGAATGAACGCGACCATTGCGGACTGACCGCTTGCGACCTGAACGGCGAAGTCGCCTAGCTGATAGCCGGACTGCTGCGCGACGAAGCCGAACTGTCTGCTCGACGTCGCCGCCGCCGCAGTCGCCGCTCCCATCGCCGCAGTCGCAGTCGCCGCCGACATGTAGCGCTGCTGCGCGAGGCTGATGATCTGCGCGCCGCGCTCCTGCGAGATGCGCCCGCGTTCCATCGCGGAATTGACCCGATCCACGATCTGCTCGTAACGCAGCTGCGAGGCGAAGCCCTTATCGAGCGATCCTTGGAGGCGATCCATGCTCGCCGCGGATGACACGATGGTCCGCGTCATCTCCTCCTGAGAGGACGATGTGCGGCGCGTCTGCTCGGACGTCCTGAGCAGGGCTTGCTCGTATCGCGCTTGAGCGGCGGCGTTCTTCGTCGCCGCATCTTCCTCGGTGATCGCTCCGCGCTGCACAGCCTCGGCGATCAGCTTCTGCGAGCGTGCCAGTTCGCCCTTCGCCTTGGCCGAGCGACGCTCGGCCTCCTCAAATGCCTGAAGCGCCTGTGCCCCGGTCAGGTTCGCGCGTTCGACCTCGGCGGCGCTCGCCGCCATGGATTCGTTCGCTCGGTCGATCTCCTGCGCGCCGCGCGTGTATTCGCTCGCGTCGAGGCCAGCCTTGAGGATCGATTCCTTCGGCGCGTTGATCATTTCTTCCCCTCGATCTCGCCGCGCACGGCGAAGAACTCGCGATCTATCCGCATCAGAAGCGCCACCTCATCCGGCCTCATCTCCGCGCCGGTCAACCGAGACCATGCGTCGAGATCAGCCCAAGACAGCGGCTCGGCACCGTTGAAGCCGACGCGGCGACCCTGGTGCAGATCCAGCCACGCCGACCAGATGTGCTCGCCCCAGGCGGGCAGCTGTGGCCCGTCGAGCCCCGCAGGGCGGCGTCCTAGCTGCCGCGCGACACTCTCCAGGTGGTCGCGCTTTCGGCCACCCTTGCGCGGCAGATCTAGGTCGAAACGGTGACGCGCGAAAGCGATCAGCTCGCCGTCGCGCTCAGCCAGTTTCCCAGGTCGCCGATGTGCTCCTCGACTTGGCGGCGCACCCACGCGAACGTCGGATCGCTCATCAGTTCGCGCTTCGCCGCTTCGTCGCACTCGACATCGAGCGGGTCGCCGGCCAGCGAGTAGAGCCGCCAGCCGGTGATGAGCGCCACCAGCATCGCGACCTGCTCGGCCTCGATGTCATCGGCGGTCAACTTCGCCGCGCGGCGGTCGAGGCGCGCGATGGCGGATGCGCGACGCTGCGCGCCAGCCTCGCGGCTGTCGAGCGATAGGCAGTCGATGTAGGCGGGATCGCCATCGCGCGACAGAAGCGGCGGACGACCAGCGACGGGGATCGAGAGATAGCAGCGCGTCGGCTTGTCCACCGACGCGCCGAGACCAGAGAAACGCGACATGCTCAAGCCGCCGTGTCGTGGATGCGAATGGTGGTTGTGTCGCGGCCCGCCGCGCTGCCGGTGTAGCGCAGCGCTTGGAACGGCAGCGAGATCGTCTGGCCGTTCGCGCCACTCAACGGCATGTCCGCGCCGCCGAGCTTGACGCGCGGGAGGTAGATGCAGATGGCGTCGGCATTCGCCGCCGATCCACTGTCCACGCGCACGATCAGCTGAAGCTCGCTCTCGTTGAGGAAGGCGTTGAAGAGGGCGAAATCTTCCACGAACGCCGACACCGTGCCAGTGACGTTCGCGCGGCCGAGGAAGATCTCGGGCGCGATGTTCTGGTTGATCACCGCTTGCATCTCGGCCTCGAGATCAAGCGCGATATCGATGCCGGTGACGATGCCGAGCGGCGACGAGCCAGCATCCGGCGACAGGATCAGACCGTTGGCCGAGGCGCAAGCCGAGGACGTCGTCGCGGCGGTGGGAGCCGTGAAATAGGGCGCGCTGCCCGCCGAGAGAGAGACCGCGTTGCGCCCCATGAACGGGATCTCCACCGTCGAGAGGCCGGTGGCCGGGAGCGACAGCGAATAGCCGGAAACGCGGCATTCGGTGAAGAGGCGCGAGAGGTCAAGATCCTCGCGGTACTCCTCGATGCCGAACTTGCGCGCGGTGAAGCCGCTGGCCGGGACGATGGTGGTCTTGCCGGGGCGCGTCACGGTGAAGGTGGTGTCGGCCACCGCGTCGGTGGTCGGCGCGGGGCTGACGGTGACGGTGCGGTTGCTCGTGCCACCAAAGGACCGGATCACGAAGTTACGGTCGTTGTTCGCCGTCGCGGCGAGCGTGCCGAAGCGGATGATATCGCCGACGCGCAGACCGCTCGTCACCGGGTCGCCAGCAGTGAAGACGAAGGCCGAGGTTGAGTTGTCGCTGGTGACGCTGGTGAATTGCGTATTCGACAGCGACAGCGACGACACCGCTGAGTCGCGGTGCGCGGCGACGAGAAGCT